GGTACAGCATTAAGAAGTGCTGGAGTATCTAATCCACTAGAAGTTATAGGTAATAGATTAGCTGAAGATTTCTTTGAAATGCCTGAAGTTAAATCATTATTTGCTCAGATAGCTGCAGAAAAACTACCTCAACTATCTCAAGCTATACAAGCAGCAACAGGTGCTACAGATACTAATGCACAGCAAATTGCTGCTAATATATTAAATACGCAAGGCGGAACACAATTAACTAATCCAGGTAACTTTGGACCTGGCAATCAAGCTGCTGCAGGTGGTGGAGGGCAAGTACCTAGACCAGTAATGCCTGGTAGTTTGGAAGAAATGAATCAAGTAGGTAGACAAATAGCAGGACCTAGAAGTGGACCTAGAAGAACAGTAGGTGCAGATATGGCTCCTGGAGGAGGTAACTACTAATGGCAAAACCTAAAGGTAATAGCGTAGATATAGGATTTAGTAAATTCCTAGATT